AAATTCATGCAGCTTTAGGTGGCCCAAATACAGAAAAAGTATTTAATGATTATTTGAAAGGAAGGAATAACAAGAAGTTAAGAAAATATTCAATGGAAACTTATTTTGAACCTGGATTTACAGCAGTAGCAGATGCAACTGCAATGGTTGATGCTTTAGATATTCTTATTGCTGGTGGGAAAACTGAAGTTGTAGAGAGATCAGCTTTCGATGATATTTTATTTGGAGATGGAATTAAAACTGATGCTCGAATTAAATATACTCCTGATGAATTAGCAGATCTTTCTGACTTCATCAGAAGTTTTGAAGATCCTACTTATGAGAAGTTTTTAAAGAAACTTGATGATTATTTATATCCAGAGAAAGGAGATAAAGCAGCTCCTTATCCTATTAATGAAAAGGATGCTGAACGAATAGATGATCTCTTAGATATTCTTCAAGAAGAAGATCCAAGAGCATATAAAGAATGGGAATGGATGAGAGATGAACCTGTTGAAACTTCAGCTGAACGCCAAACAAGAACAGACGCAGAAGATGAAGCTCGCTTCCAAGAGGAATCAAGACTCTATGAAGAACAGCAAGCTAGACAAGAAGCAGGTGATGATCCTCGTGGTTTCTATGAAGAGGATGCAAGAGCTTTTGATGAAGCACAAGCTAGAAGAACTCAAGAACCTGCTGGTGGAAAGAGAACTAGAGAAGAAGTCGAAGGTGCTGCTGAAGATGTTTTAGAAGCATTCCAAAAAGTACAAGATGGTGATGCAGATATGCTTAATACTCCTGCCTTATGGCAAGACGTAACTACTCTTAGATCTCCAAAAGGTAAAGACTATTACCCAGGTTCAAGTGCTCCAGGTGGAGACTTTGAAAAAGTCCTTGATGCCTTTAGTCATCGTTTCGATAGGATCATTGAGACTGGAATGCCTTCTATTAGCAGTAGAAGAATTGCTCAGGAGTTAGCAGATACTTTCAGGCAGCAAGGTATTAATGTCGATGAAATCTTGCGTGATGAAAGCATTGCAGGAGCAACAGAAATCTTCTCTAATAATGTTGAGAATATTACTAACCTTTTAAAGATAAGATTTGGTCTTAACTTTACTGGTGGAGAAGCTGCTAAGTGGGCTATTAAAGCAGATAATGCTATTAATAATCCTTCTATTAATAGAGAAGAAGCGTTAGGAGAAATGATAAGACATTTAGAAACTGCATTGCAGTTCTCTAGGGTTTATCAAATATGGACAAGAAGTGCAGGTCAATTACTTCAATCAGCTCAGGCACAAATCAAAGGAGAAGGTATTACTGAAACTCTGAAGAGACATAATTTAGGTTTCGATAAAGTTGCTGCATTGAGTGAAGCATCGAAAGTACCATCACAAGTTCTTGTCTCTAATCTTCCAGAAGAATTTTTAACTGCATTAAGAACAGGTGAATGGACACCTAAAACAGAAGCTTTTGCATATCGATTGACATTGCTTGCAAAAGATGCAGATATTGAACATGGATTAAAGACTATCCAAGATTTATTAGGTGCACGTGAGAAAGTAAAAGGCATGAGGAAGAGGCCAGAAGTAACTGACTTCGAGAAAATCTCTAAAGGATTAAGTGTCTATTACGTTAATAATCTTTTGTCTGCTGCAAAAACATGGGCTGTTCAAACTTCAGGTCTTTTAAGAACAGCTGCTGAACCTGCTTTCATGTCAAGTACAGCAGCTTTAAGTGGAGATTTACATAGAGCAAGAATTGCTTTATCGGCATACAACTATATAGTTAGATCTTTTTATGGCTCATTAAAACTTGGGAAGAAAGCATGGGATCTAGGTCAATCTTTATATGATCCAAAAATCCGTACAGCTGCTTGGGCTAGTGATGCTGCTGGAGATGTTGATATAAATACTTCTTATGCACAGAATCGTGCTTATCAAATGGATGATCCTCATCCTTCTTACGACTTAAATACAAGTCCTTTTGTGAAAGAAGCTAGTGAAAATCCTGGTCTTTTCTCAGCACATACTTTATGGAAGCTAAACACTTGGAATATAAGAGGTCAGCTTGCTTTAGATACCTTGACCAAGAGTTTGGCTGGTAATTCTTTAGCTTACATTTCTGGCATAGAAGAAGGGTTAATGATGGGTAGAAGAAAAGGTTTAAAAGGTACTGAATTAAGTAGTTATGCAGAGCAATGGGCTGATGCAAAGATTGAGTTCTATACCTTCGATGCAATCGTTAATGGGGAAACAATTGCAGATGCAATTATGAAAGATGAGGCTGCATTACAAATAGGAAGAATCCTTACTTTTACAGATGAAACCAGGGCAAGGATGCCAGGTAGAACTTATGCCTTTGGAGAAGAATTAGCTAAGGCTAGAGGGATGGTAGATGAAGGAGAGATAGATGAATTTGCAAAGGCATATAGAGCTGGAGAATTAGAAGGAGCACAAAAGAAATGGAATAGATTTATTAGAGGTGCTGATGGTGTTGTTCAGAATGCAAAGAACTTAGAAGATTTGCCTATGCCAGGTGAATTGACTCCAACTCTTACATCTGGTTGGTCGCAAATTCCTCAAGCTTGGGGCAAGTTACAAGCAAGAAGAGAAGGAGCAATATATACCTTTATCCAAGCATTCAATAGATCACCTGGAGATATTACAAAGCAATGGGTCAGAATGATTCCAGGTTTAAATATGACAGTCGATACTTTCTATAGAGATTTATTTAATGAGAATGCTTATTTGCGTAATAGGTGGAAATCAGAAGTCGCAATAGGAACAACAGTATCAGGATTATTTGCAGCAACTGTTTTAAATAATGAAGAGTTTCCTATTGAGTTCACAGGATATGGGCCAAATAATCCAACGATGAGGAAAGAATGGACAGATGGAGAAAGACCTCCTTTATCTTGGAGGACAAGAGGAAAAGATAAAGACGGTAATCCTGTTTATGGTAAGTGGCGTTCTTATAGAGCATTTGAACCAGCTGCAACATTTATCGCAGGATTAGCTGATTACAAGATGTTGTATAACGATCTTTCACAAGATCAGAAAGATGATCTGATTGCAGGGTTCTCTGTATCTTTAGCAGCACAAGTCATGGTAGGAAGATATAACGCTACTTATTACAAGGGTATTACTGAATTTTTAGATGCTATTGCTTCTACGATTCCTGGTATTGATGGTATTAATAAAAGAGAATTAGAAGCTTCAGAAAGAAATAAATTATCCAGATATTTCCAGCGATTTGTTACTAACTTCATTCCAGAATCAGGACGACTAAGAGAAGTAAGTAGAGCAATGGATAGATATAAGAGAACAATTGATTCAGGTGTTAATCCTATTGTTGCTTTTGATGAAGCAGATGAAGGATTAGTTAAACAAAGAGATGAATTAGGTCGTGTTATATATCTTAAGAAAGCAGATGCAGAAGGAGAAGATCCAAATCCTCTATTGAATTTTGCAGCTAATTACTTTAGGCAACAGTTAGATGAGATCAAGAATACAATTCCTGGGTTCTCTGAGACATTACCTGAAAGAATAAATTGGGTTACTGGCTTACCAGTTAGGAATGCTGGATTCTTAGGTAGTAATGATCTTCCATTAGATGATGCTCCTTGGTTATCAAGACTTACAGGTGCTTACTTTGGAACATTGAAAGGTGCAGTTAGTGAATTTGGAGTAGGTGCTAAAGGTCATTCATTTGATCCACGATTGAAATCTCAGAAGAGTAAAGGAGTAACAACTTATGAATATAAAGCTTCTATTGTTAATGATGAGATGATAAAGATGAATAGAGCAGGTGCAGTATTCCCTCCTCCAAGACCTACTGATTTCGGTGACGGAATTAGATTAAGCCCTCCTGCATTTAGAAAATATAAGGAATATATCTACACAGTTAAAATAAATGGAAAGACTTTGACAGAAGCTTTATACAGCAGAATTACATCTAAGGATTACCAAGCTAATCAAGATTATGTGGTTCATCCTACAGATGGAACAGATGGGTTAAAAGGCTTTAAGAGATTTCCTGAATTGCGTACAATTATCAATGATTTTAAAGATGCAGCTAAGGAAGATTTTAGAAAAGATGGCAGCAATGAGTACAGGATGGAGGTTACACTAATAGAAAATAGAAAGAGAGAAAGTGAAAAGATCGAAGATAATGCAAGAAGAACACAGGTATCTTTAGAGGGAGACGGTAGTATGGATCTAAATGCTCAAGACTTTGCAGCCTCAATCAACAGGTAACTAATCTATGGCTTACGCACTCGATACTTATACAGGCAATGGGTCACAGACCGATTACCTCATTACTTTTCCTTATATCCTTGAGGATCATGTAAAGGTATATGTTAACTATGTTAATACCTCATTTACATTTGAACCCAATAAAGCAACTGCACGTTTAGCCAGTGCTCCTGGTAGTGGAGTGAATGTAGAGGTCAGAAGGATTACTCCTTTAACAGAAGTGCTTGTTGATTATGCAGATGGCTCAACTCTTACAGCAGGAGATTTAGATCAGAGTAATTTACAGCATTTATATAACGCTCAAGAATTAGACGACACACAAAAACAAGGTATAGCTATTGATAGTGCGACAGGTCAGCCAACTCTAAATACTCAAAGGTTAACCAATGTTGTTGACCCAACAGCAGCACAGGATGCAGCGACGAAGAACTATGTAGATACAACAAGGCAACCAGTAGATGCTGAACTAACAGAACTTGCAACAATGAGTTCAGGTACAGCTTCTTCTCTAGCTGATCTAACTAATACAGAAGTTCAGATCTTAGATGGAGCAACAGTTACTACTGCTGAATTAAATATATTAGATGGAGTAACTGCTACGGCAGCAGAGATTAACTATGTCGATGGAGTTACTTCTAATGTCCAGACTCAACTCAATGCAAAGCAACCACTAGATGCAGAGCTAACAGAGCTTGCAACGATGGCAAGTGATACAGCTAGTTCTTTAGCAGACCTAACAGCAGCAGAAGTTCAAGCATTAGATGGTATTACTTCTAGTACTGCTGAGTTAAATATTCTTGATGGTGTTACTGCTACAGCTGCTGAACTTAATTATGTCGATGGAGTTACTTCTAATATTCAGACTCAGTTAAATGCAAAGCAATCTCTTGATGGAGAACTAACAACTCTTGGAGGGATGCCTTCAGGAACTGCATCTCTTCTTGCAAGTAGCACAGCACTTACTTCAACAACTGCTGAATTAAACTTATTAGATGGTAAGAGTGTTGTTACTTCAGTCAGCGGAAGTTCGACAGATGTTCAACTCCCAACTGCAAAAGCTGTTAACGATCAGATAGTTAGTTTATTAAATGATGCTGGTGGTTTTCTACCAATAGCAAATGAAGTATCTTTTCCAAATGCTAACCCTGATCCTAATGATGAAGCAGGTACTATTGTTTCAATTGCAGATGCAGGAGGAGTTGTAGTTAATGGATCTGGAGTAAGTACAACAGGTCGAACATTAGGTGGAGCGACAGTAACTATAAATGGAATTGATTCTTCTCTTAATAGCTCAACAATAGCTGCTGGTAAAGGAATGTTAGTTCAAACAACTAGCACTTTAAATACTTATACTTATCATCGTCTTTTAACTGACGAAGCTGGTGTCGCTGCTGCTCAAACTTTAGTTAATGATTTCAAGAGTAGATATCAAGTAAACGGTAGTACTCCTACTCAGCAGTTTGATGGCACTGCTTTAGAGGATGGTGATCTCTGGTTTGATACTAGTTCAGATACCATGCTGGTCTATGACGGCTCTACCTATACAGCCGTCAGTTCAGTTGGTGATTACAAATTAATGACTGTTGTTCCTGATGGTGCGACTACAGGTAGCCCAGTCTTTAACGGAAGTAACGTAAGTTTTGATTTAAGGGATGGTAGTAGTGCAGCAAGTATCACATCAGTTGGTCAGCTTTTAATCAGCTTGAATGGAATCTTGCAAAAACCAAATGCAGGAACTTGGAGTGGGAGCAATGAAGGTTTTCATTTAGAAGGAACTAATGGAATTAAATTCTGTACTGCACCACCAAGTAATTCATCTCTCTTTATTACTTTAATTGGATCAGCTACTTCAGTTAATGTTCCTGCTACTAACAGTCTTGTTGAAGCTGCAATACAAACCAATGTAGTTAGCGAAGAGAAATTAAAGATTAGTAATTCACCGACTAATGGTTACTACCTCCAAGCTCAGTCTGGAAATAGTGGGGGTTTAACTTGGGCTGCTGTTGCTCAGTACTCCACACCTTTAACAACAAGAGGAGATATTCTTTATCGAGATGCTTCAGGAGATCAGAGATTAGCTAAGGGAACTGATGGACAATTCTTAAAGATTGGAGCGAATGATCCAGTATGGGCTGATGTAGCATCAGCAACAGCAGATGGTTGCTTATATGAAAACAGTCAGTCGATCACTAATAATTACACGATAGCTTCAGGGAAAGGCGCACATGCCGTTGGCCCTCTGGCAATTTCTGCTACACTAACTATTAACGGAGTCTTAGCTATCAGCTAGAATTAAACTATGGCACTCACGTTAAACGGATCGAATAATACAATCGCAGGTCTAGCCGTAGGTGGTTTACCTGACGGCATAGTAGATACGGATATGATTGCTGCTGATGCAGTTACAGCACCAAAAATAGGAGCTAAAGCTTTTACAAGTTATGCACTTATAAAAGATCAAAAAAGTAATGGTACTGCTGCCGGTAATAGTGTTCAAACTACTTGGACACAAAGAGATCTAAATACTGAAACAGCCGATCCCGATGGCATAGTCTCTATCTCAAGTAATAATTTTACTTTAGGTGCAGGTAGCTATCTTATAAAATGGGAAGAATGTAATTATAAAGGTAACGACCATACTTCAAGATTATATGACGTTACTAATTCAGCGGTAAAGCAATATAGTCAATGTACTGTCGGATCAGCTACATATTATGGATCATCTGAAACTCAAGGTTCTTGTAGAGTAACTATTACTGGAGACACAGCATACCGAATTGAATATTATCAAACTGGAGGTGCTGTGTCTACTAACGGTTTAGGTCAGAAATGTAATCAAGGTGATGAGGTTTATACTCAAGTAGAAATATATAAGGAGGCTTAACTATGACTATTAATTCTGATACTGACATTGCACTAGCATTGAATAAGCTAGGCAAGAAACCAGAAAGATTAGGTTTTACTCAATCAATACCTCCTCATGATATTACTCATTGGGAAGGTGGAGATGCTAGACCTACAGATGATCAAATCAATCAAGCTTATAAAGATTGGAAAGCACAAGATGAATATAAAGGAAAAAGAGCAGACGAATATCCCTCTGTGGTCGAACAGTTGGATGACATCTACCATAACGGTATAGATGCTTGGAAAGCCACCATCAAAACCACCAAAGATAAGTATCCGAAACCATAATGGGCGCAATTAAACTGCCACACGCATCAGGAAATAGCATGAGCATCGCAGCTCCTGCAACTAATCCTGCATCTGATTTAGAACTTAAATTACCAGCAACTATTGGTACAGCGAACCAGTATCTTAAGAATAGTTCTACTGCTGGAACATTAGAGTTCGCTACTTTGTCTGCGGGTAAAGTAATTAATAGCTATTCACAAGTAGTTACAGCTGCATCTACAATTTCAAATACAACATCAGATATAATTAAATCTCCAAATATCACTCCAGCATCTACAAGTAGTAAATTTATTTTTACAGTTACTTTCAACTGGTCTTCAGATAATCCTAATACAGGGCTGTTTCTGTTTAGAGAAACTTCTGGACCAACTTATAGTAACTTAGATCCTGTTCAAGCAATTGCTTCAGGAAGTAGTTTTGGTAGTGCAACTGGTCATGTTAAAGATATAGATGAAAACCATACTGATAACACTTGGTCTATGGAAACTTGGACGCAATCATTTGTTGATAGTCCAAATACTACAAGTCAATTAAATTATACTTTAAGAGCTCTAGTTGCATCTGGTGCCACCCTATATATAAATAGAATTGAAGCTAATGCTAACTATGTATCCCTTTCAACAATGAACATATTGGAGTTAAGTTCATGATAGATATATCAATAGCAATACACAAAATTAATCCTAATGCTGGTTTTGTTATTAGAGATAATGACGTAAATCAAATAGAATGGGCTGATGGAACAACACCTATTTCTAAAGCTGATATAGAAGCTAAACAAGCAGAACTACAAACAGAGTATGA